AGTATTTAGGCGACGGGCAATTATTTCTTTTTATAATATTTATTATCGTAGTATATATTATAAAGATGAGCGACTTTAAAACAGTTTTAGTTCGAGATAGTGTGATTGGCGACATCACCAGCGATTTAGACTTTGCCGTCAAATCAGGGGCTTCCCAAACCACTTTCCAGCGTTTTCCAGCCACTTCGGCTTCCAACTCCTCGCTTATTTATTCAATCCAAGTGCCGAGCGAAAATGTAGTTATTGGGCGTGATATGTTGATTACATCAGGGTTGAGTTTCACTCTTACCGCTACGGGTGTCCCAGACGGTGCTTTCGCTTTGAACTACGGTGCGACAGATGCTTTACAGGCATTCCCACTTGCCTCTTTGATGACTACCGCCACAGCACAAATTAACAACACCGCCGTTTCCGTCAATCTTCAAGATATTCTCCCTTCTCTTTTAAGAATGAATAACTCTCGTGAATTGTATCGCTACAATTCTTCTACTCCTTCTTTGCCTGACCAAGCATACGCTCGGTTCAGCGATGCCGTAGGAACAAACAACAACCCCCTTGCTGGATACGGTAATGCTTCCTACGATATTGACCAAGTGCCTCGTGGAGCACACCCCGTGGCTATTAATGTCGTCCATACCATTACCGAAACTGGATTGACGGACGCCAGTCTTCAATCCACCGACCTTTTGGATACTTGGGTGATTGAGATTTCTACCATCGTCGCTGAACCCCTGTTCCTGTCCCCTTTCATCTTCGGCAACCCCGAGTTCAACCAACAGGGTCTTCTCGGTATTAACAATATGACTTTCACTTTCAATATTGATGCTACTTGTAAGAGATTGTTTAGCAGTTCTACTGGTTTCATCACTTCTATTGCTCTTGGAACAGCCGCCAACCCTAACGGCTTTACTTCCACATCTACCATCTCTGCGATATTGAACCAACCTTCAAACCCTGCGATGTTATTGAAGTTCCTTTCCACTCAACCCAGCGACCTAATTGAGACCAAGAATGTAGTGCCTTATATGGACTTCCCCCGTTATTTGACCTCATCTACCAACACGACCTCTGTTGCCCCACAAGCGTCCGCTACTCTCACCAGTTCCAATCTTCAAATCAATCAAATCCCCGACCTCTTTATCATTAATGTTAGAAAGCCGATGTCCCAGCAAACCATTCAGGACGCATCTGTGTTCTTCACTATCAATAATGTTTCCATCAATCTTAACAACCAATCGGGTCTCTTGTCCTCCGCCTCTGCTTACGACCTTTGGCGTATGTCCGTTAGAAACGGCTCTACTCAATCTTGGTTGGAGTTTAGCGGTGTTGCGAGTAGAGCTGTCGGTGGAACGGGCAAGGGTGCTGCTGTGAATACTACGGGTTCTCTTCTTATCATCAACCCTGCTTACGATTTATCACTCCCCGATTTCCTGTCCTGTGGAAGTTTAGGCAATTATAATTTCCAGTTCCAAATTGGAGCAACCAATACTATCTCTGCTACGGGTGGTGCGAATATTACCCCTGAAATTATTACTATCTGTGTGAATAGCGGTATCCTCACCACACAGCAAGGCGTGTCTGCTATTTATACTGGAATTCTTACAAAGGAGACCGTATTAGCAGCCAAATCATCGCAACAAGCATCGGCGATGAAATCTGCCGAAGTCGCCCGTATGGTGGGAGGTAATCTACTCAATATGCCTCTACACGGGATAGTGAAGAGATTTTGCGAGAAGCGTGGCGGTATGATGATGCCTCGTGGTGGCGTGTCTTCGGGTGGAATGGCTCACGGGGGAATGGCTCACGGGGGAATGGCTCACGGAGGGGCATCTCGTCTTGCCGATATGTGTCGTTAAAAAAATGAAAATGTAGGGTGTAGGGTGTAGGGTCTGTTTTAGTTAGTTATATTTGAAACCACCCATCAACCCATTCTCTATAATAAAAGGTTGGAGCGACCCTACACCCTACATCCCTACATTTCTAAAAAAGCCGTCGGCAGACAGTCGGCAGACAATTATTAAGGAATATTTAGATAGACATATTAATTAATTAATATGCGTATCAATTAAAATATGTTGTATTTATATAAAGATGCCCCAAGCAAACATCACATACAACACTCCCTACAACAGAGCGTTGGTCAAGACTTTAAGCGAAATGGAGCAGAAGAACTTTCACTTGAACCGCTACCAGTATGACCCTACACCTATGGGATTTAGGAACGCCGATAGTTTCCACGACCCCGAAAAGGTCGCATCGGTTCAGCAAATACTTACAGGGGGGGTCGCCCCAGCCAAGTTTATTCTCAACGGCACTTCATCCGCATACCCGCCCCTCAATATGAACGCAGGTCTCGCCGTTTCAAGCGGAGGAGGTCGCAACAAATACGCAGGAGTGGGCGGTGCTGTTGGAGGTTCTTTTTTTAGTGATGCTTTAAGTGTCGCAAAAACAGTTGCCCCTCTTGTCGCCCCATTATTGAAGGGAGGCGTTCCGTCGGGAGGCGTAATGTCGGGAGGCGTTCCGTCGGGAGGCGTAATGTCGGGAGGCGTTCCGTCGGGAGGATTTAATCTCGGTAGTTTAGTGAAAAAGGCGAGTAAGGGAATACAGGACGCAAGTGCTATTGCGAAAACGGGCAAGGAGGCTTACGACCTCTACCAGCAGGTGATGGGCGGAGCGTCGGCGGCACTCAAACCTGCCGACATCAAAAAGTTAGCCGCGTTCAATAGAAAACTGATGCGTGGAGGTTCTTTTTTAAGCGATGCTTTTAATGTCGTAAAACAACTCGCCCCTATTGTCGCCCCTTTAATAATGGGAGCAGGACGCTCCAAAATGGCTGATAAAGTGTTGATGGTCGAGAAGGCGATGAAGACGCTACACGGAGGTTCTTTTTGGAAAGACTTTGGAAAAGGGTTTGTAAAGGGATTTACTGGAACGCTCGGCGTAGCAAAAGACCTTGCTCCTATTGTCTTGCCCTTTTTGGGAGCAGGACGCAAAGTGGGGGGGGCGATGGTGGGTGCTTTTTTAGATGCGGACGGAAAAGTCCAACTCGGGTCAGCGGTGAAAAAACGCAAAGTCGGCGGAGTTAAAAGCGGTGGAGTTAGTCTAAAAGACGCAATTGATTTCACAAAGACGATGGGTTCAAAGGCGGTTAGGGAGGTCAAAAAGCGTGGAGCAAAGGCGTTGAAAGCGGTTGCCGACGACTTGAAGGCATCTGTCGTAAGAGAGGCTACGAGAGCAGTATCGGGCGGGGGTCGTGCCGCACGAGCAGCCATCGTCAAAAAAGTAATGGCGGAGCGTGGCGTTAAGATGATAAGAGCATCGCAAATCGTCAAAGAAGAGGGTCTGTATAAAAAATGAAAATGTAGGGTGTAGGGTGTAGGGTCTGTTTTAGTTAGTTATATTTGAAACAGCCCCCGACCCATTCTCTATAATAAAAGGTTGGAGCGACCCTACACCCTACACCATACACTTCTAAAAAAGCCGTCGGCAGACAAAATTAAATAGATTTAGTAGTATTATATTATATAGAGGTATAGTATAATGCCTCAATTTTTAGACCCAAACGCAGAAGAATTAAACTCTCTCCGTCGTGTGAATAAAAAAGTCGTTGCCGCAAACAAACGCAGGTTCAAGGGGGTTGAAACCACGATTGGACTTGTAGGGGATTTACAGGACAAATATACTTTTGTGTATGAAAAGATGGTGGAAATCCTCGTTTCTTTGGGCGAAATATCTAATCAACTTCAATTAGGACACACAGCACCGCAAGGGGTGGGAAGCAAAGCGATTGACCGCTTCATCGGCGGAACAAGTGCCGTATTAAAAGCAACCAAATTACTCTTGAATTATATGACCCAACAAGTCCCATCTATTAGCATATTTCCAACAGAGCAACAGCAGACTATCAGCGGTCTAAACGACCAAATTGTAGCAGCAGTAATGGAGATTGACCAACTTTCCACCAACTTTTTAGACCAAAATGTTCTTGACCGCTTCCGCTCCGTCCTTTCAACATTCAAAACTGATTTAATGCTTTTACAGCAACGATTGGAGGGATTACAGGGAGATATGGGAACGGGTTCTGTTGGGGAGGCTTTCGGCACAACCCCGTCAGGAAAACCGCAACCACAACGCCGTCCTGCGAAGGAAAAAGCACCCGCAACACCCGCAACACCCGCAACACCCGCAACACCCGCAACACCAGCAACACCCAAGAAGGAAACCAAAAGACAAAAGGAAGCAAGAGAGAAGAGGGAAGCGAAGGCGGCAGCAAAAGATAGGGGGCAAGTGGAGGGTGTGATGAGGGATATGCTGATGGATATAGAAGAGACCTCGGGGGGGAGATACGGAGGAGGATACGGAACTCAAATTAGAATGAGCGGTCATATGCCCTCTCGTTTCCTTTAATTTAGAACTTTTCAGTTATTTTAAATATGTTGATATAATATAAATGGTATTATTTCAAGCGGATAAGAACAAAGAACCAATACAAATGTCTGTTCAAGAGATGGACGGCGGAGCATCAGCCCAACAGAAAGGAGAAGCCGCCGCTATGCGAACCTACATTAACGAGGGTATCAAAGGGAGAATGAACGCTTGTCTTTTTAAAGATTTATCTTTTATCGTCCATTCGGGAGACAGAAATCCACACGCAAAGGAATTCAACCGTTTCGCCGACCCCACAAACGAATACGACCCACAAGCAGTTCAAAGATTACAGGCAGCAGAACAAAATATAAGACAATTGAGAGCGTTAGCAAAAAAGGGGATTTTTGTGGAGATGGAGCGTCGATGCCCTACAAATCGCCCGAATGACCCGTATGACCCGTATAATTTGGTAGGGAGAGGTGAATATATGGAGGAATTAAGCGGCGGAAAGATGGCGAGTAAATCTATCAAACAATTTTTAGACGCATCTTACGCAAACAAGGGCAAAGCACCACAGAATATAGACGGGTATGTTAGGGACAATTCCCTTTCGGGTGAGAGAGTATCCGTCTATTTTGACCCCGCCACCAAAAAAGCAGTAGTAATCCATCGTGGGACAAAAGACCTGACCGACTGGGGTAATAATCTAAAAATGGCGTTGGGGTTTAAAATGTCCTCGACCAAGCGTTTCCAACATTCCAAAGATATACAGAAAAAAGCAGAGGGCAAATATGGTGCGAAAAATATAACCACTCTCGGTCATTCACTCGGCGGAAAAATAGCGAGTGATGTCGGTGGGGATAGTAATGAAATCATTACTTTAAACAAGGCAACAGGGATTGGTCGGGACGCTTATAATAAAGACTTTGGTCAAAAAGAGAACGAGACGAATATTAGAACCACTCTTGACCCCGTATCAATAAAGGGAGCGTTAGACGCTGATTTTACCATTCCGTCCAAATCACTCAACCTACTTACCGAACACGGCACAGGGGTATTAGATAGAGTGAATACCGAGATAGGAAGAGGCAGAGCCGACCTAACACCCAGCACCCCTACATTCCAACGGAAATCCTACGAGAAATTAACCAAGAAACAACTGAAACAGATAATTAAATCACTACCCAAGATAAGAGATGGGTTTCAATTAACAGGAGCGGGGAAAACTCCTCTCGTAGATTATTTAGAAAAACGGTGTGGAAAATAATATTCGGGTATAGGGAAAGCAGGATTAGCACAACTGTTTTCTAAACTCATTCTTATACATTATCCCCACATTAAAAAAAACCTCCTTATTTTATTTAACTTACACCAAAATCCTAAATAATCTAAACTATCTATCTCTAAACACTCATCTCTTCTTGTTGTTTGTCTTCTGCTTTTTCTGCTTGGGTTTCTTCTCCTCATCGTCCCACTCTGCGAGTAATGCGTCTGCCGCCTTGTCTGCCGCATTGTCTGCCTTCTCCATTTTGCGTTTGCGGACGAGTTCCTTTGCGGCATTAAAGACGCTCTGCTTGATGGCTCGTTCTCCCATCACTTTCATCGCATTAGGGACTTCTGCGATACACATCACTCGGCTGTGGTTTACGGATTTCTCGTATTTTCCGTCAGCACTCACTGCGTCCTTGACTATCCACTCACCGTATTCGGTGTTGTCTAAATGACCGAAGAACCAGAACACTGTGTCTACTCTTGGGCGGACAATCCCAGCACAACCGAAACGGATACGGCATTTGTCCTCGCCACGAACAACCCATTCGCATACGGCATTTTGGAGACAGTCAAATCCAGTGGAGAGCATCGTAGCACGGTTGACCCACATCTGTGTTGCGACACTCTTGAACCGCTCCTCGTCGGTGCGAGAATCCAACTCTCCGCATGTGTTTTTACCCCAAGATAACAGTTTCATCTCCAAATGGCGTTTGATGATTTCCAGCTCCATATTTGCGTCAGGACAAGGTTGATACACGACAAAATCTGTCTCGGCATTGTAGCGATGAGGGTTTTTGAAACACGGGAGATTGTGTTGATAGGTGCTGAACCCACAATCGCTCACCATTTTTCCATTCAAGTCCTCAATCCAGAAGTGTCCGTCAATACGGTCATTGTTGGTCTTGGTATTCATTTGTGAATACAGGATTGTGGTAGAACCGTCAGGGTTGGTGATGGTGTCTGTAGTCATCATACTCCTTTTCTTCTTGTCGCTCACTTCCTCCTTCGCCCATGCGACATACTCGGCGGAATAAGGATTGTTCTGGCTCATTTGTTCGTAAGATTTCATCATCTTTTGTTGTTGTTGTTGCTTATAGAAGTATAGTATAAAAGAGAATCAATTTTATACAGAATGATACGATGGATTTAATTAAAAAAATAGGGGATTTATTATCTTTAGGGTTAGTATAGATGTTGGCTGAAGAGAAGAAGGGGAATGAATGGACTGACTTTGTGAAGGATTGGGCGAAGAAGAACGACACGACTTATATGGTCGCCATTAAAGACCCCGCCATCAAACAAGCATACAAGGATAGTAAAAAGACGAAGAAGAAAGGGGTAATCGTGGATAATTTCACAAAATTAAAAGACGACGCAGTAGCGATGGCGGAGGCAATAGACCCTCCCGCAGAGAAAAAGAAGGCGGGTCGCCCCAGCAAGTATGCGACCGACGAGGAGCGAAAAGAAGCGAAAAGGTTGAAAACCATTGCCTCTAACAAGAAGAAACGAGAGGAAATGAGTAAAAAAAACAAGGAGGGGACGATGACCGAAGTTGAAAAGGAAATATGGGAACACGATACAGACCTGAATGTTATAAGGACGACCGAAATGAGAAATAGAAACAGAGCGGCGGAAATTGCGAGATTTACACTTATATACAACAAATTAAGGAACTATATAATAGACAACGAGAAGGAGTATTTAAAGAACTTTGAGAAAGACCCTTACGAGATAGGCTTCGGGAAGAGGGAGGAGAGTTTTGAGCCGAAAGGGAAATATCAAGAAAGAGCCGTTGAAATATTCGGGAAAGACCCGCCCACATATGAGGGACTGGAAACGATAGAGAGAAAAGTATTAACCCCAGCGGAATATGAGTTGTTCAGCAAACCGAAAATACCCAATTTTGTAGATGGGATAAATGAAGCACGGACTGATATTGAAGGACTGAAAAAGAAATTAGGGAATAAAGTGAATAAGGCAATATGGAAAGGGCGAGAGCGAAGAGGAAAAGAAATAAGGGGTATGATGGAAGACGACCCTTTTGAAAAAAGACAGAGAGTGGAAAAGGAGAAAAGAGAACGAGATGAAGCAGAGGCGAGAAAAAGACAAAGGGAAATGGAGGAAAAGGAAAGGGACGAAAAAGAGAAGAAGAGGAGAGCGATGCTAACAGCGACAGAACGAGCGAGGGAGGACGCAGAGATTGAGACGCTGTATAATAAGATGATTTCTAGATTTGGAGGAGGGTTGGCGGGTGGAGGAAAAGGGGACGAAACACCTACTCCTGATAACCCTGAATTATACGCAAAAGCGAAACAATTAGCAGACAAAAAATATTCTAAACCGAGTGCTTATAAGAGCGGGTTTATTGTAAAGAAGTATAAAGATATGGGAGGGACTTATAGCGGAAAGAAGCCGAGCAAAGAGGGTATTGCGGGTTGGTTTAAAGAGAACTGGGAAAATATAGCAGGGGAAGAAGATTATCCTGTGTATCGACCCACGAAGCGGGTAAGTAAGAACACTCCCTTAACTCCTGACGAGATTGCCCCTGAAAATCTACGGAAGCAGATACAATTAAAGCAGAAGATAAAAGGCGATAGTAATTTACCCCCGTTTCAAGGTAGAGGTAGATTTGTTAGTTTAGTGGATAATGGCTTTTGGAATTAATTAGATTATTTTTTTCTCATTATAGATTATAATGGAAGAAGGCAGAGATTTAGGCAAAACAACAACGATTTCTTGGGCGTGTGATTTCAAGGGGGAGGAACTCGCCGTGAGCGAATGGTATAGCAAGTCAGGTTGGGATTTCGTGGGTTGTGTGGTGGATATACAACTGAAAAACAAAGACGGCTTCTTTTTCGTGAAATATTTAGGGACGATTGAAGGGGTTGAGGAAGACGATATTGAGGAGGTGTGTAAATCAGGAGACAGAAACATCTACCATTTTGGAGCGGAAAAGTTCAGCGGTCGTAAGTTGCTGTTCCGTGCTTGTAATATCTACGCCATTAGACCTCATCATTCCGCAAAGTTGGAAAAGGATAGAAAGACCGCCGAGAGCGTTTTTGGACTGGCGGGTGATGTTATCACGCACGATATAGTAAAAGAAATCTCGTTAGAGATGAAGAAGGAAGAAGAGAAGGAAGAGAGACGAGAGGGGTCATCATCTTCTATCTGTGTTTGACTGCTTGGGTGTTTTCGTTCGTCTTACAAAAGTGTAAGGTGTAAGGTGTAGGGTGTAGGGTGCTTATAATGTTTTATTATACAGAATGGGCTTGGGAGGCTGTCTCAAATATAACTAACTAAAACAGACCCTACACCCTACACCTTACACTCACGGATAATACTTATATATAAACCACTTAAAGGAATAATTATATAAGTATATACTATAAGCGAAAATATGGAAAACGAAAATGAACCCTTGCCGTCCCCCCTTCTTACTGCTGCCGAAAAGATGTATCAGTCGCATTTAAAGAATGTGGCGAAATACCAAAAAAAGAATAGTGAAAAAATGAAAGAAAAACAGACGAGATATTTAGCGAAAATGAAAATCGAACCCGACCGATACGACGATTTCCTCAAAAAGCGTAGGGAATACTACAAGGAGGTATTGAAACCCCGCAAAGAACAAACAATAGAAACTTTGAGAGAAATGCGACCAAGCACTTTGGTTATTTAGGGATTTAAAATTTAAAACCCAACAAAACTTTTACTATTTAGGAAATCCTGAATAGTAAAAATTAAGGGCAGATTTCCCCTATTTTTATTTACTTTCCATCGTATCATTCTAAACAAAATTGATTTATAAATAGACAATACTTATATAAGCAAAACAACTTAAAAGATTATCTTTATATAAGTATATACAATGACCCACTTTCTACATGCTGAAGGAAAACTTAACCTCGCCTTAATCAACTCCGCAGACTACTCCGCCTTCCACGGCAAGTTCCACGAGGAGCTTGACCCTCATTTAGCCAAAATTATCCTTGACGACAACACCTCTATCAAAGTTCCTGACTTGGAATATGTAGAGGTTGATGGCGACTGGATTACCCAGCAAAAGAAGAACGAGAATGGAGAATGCCTGTTTATCAAGAATGCTGATGGGACGGATTTAGTTATTCCCCGCTTCACTCCTGAAAGCAAAACCCTACTCAAAAAAAGAATTAGATTGTTAAAAAACGGAAACGACCTTGAAATCATCTACCATCAAAAAAAGGGAGGTCTTGGACGGTTCTACTCTACTGAAAAACTCTCCCTGACTGAACTCGCCAGAAACATTCGCAACACCCTCTACCACTATCAAGGGTGGGTGGATTACGATTTCGTAGCCTCTCACCCTACGGTGCTGTCGCAACTCGCCCTCAAGTTGAGGATTAGAACGCCCAAATTGGACGCTTGGTGTAAAGACAAGAAGCCGATTATTAAAATGTTGAGCGACCATCATTCAGTGGCGGGTTGTCCTCCCCTTGAAAAAATCCACATCAAGAAACTCATCTGTGCCTCCCTCTACGGAGGAGGTTTACAGGGCTGGGCGACTGGAGGAGAAGGCGAGGATTACGATGCGGGAATTACAAAGGGCAACCCAGCGAAAAACGAAATGCCGATGAGTGTGCGTAATGTGGCTGATTACAACGAAGGTCATTCGTGGTGGAAAGGATTGAAGGAGGAAATCAAGAAAATCAACAATAAATTAATTGATGCGAATCCTGAACTGGTTGAACTGATTGCCCCCACCTCTCTTGGTCTTCCTGCTTGGAAAAGACAGAACAAGACGATTTCCTACATTCTCGGGGTGTTTGAGAACGAGTGCCTACATGCGGCTTATCTGTATGGATTGGAAAACTCGCTCATTAAACCACGAAGACTTGCCCTCGCCTTTGACGGGTTCACCACTCCTTCTCCGCCTCCTTATACAGACCACGCATTCCATATTAATGGAGTGAATGAGTTCATCTTTGAGAAAACTGGTTTTGCGATGAGAATGGAGGTAAAGGAGTATGAGGAATGGACGGTTCAAGCCGATTTGATTGACGCTCGTAGAAACTTGGTGGTTGCGAATGCCGTTGCGGGAGCAATGCCTGTGGAGGGGATTGTCGCAGAGGGCGAGGTGGCGAACGCCGTTGAGGAGGAGGAGGACAACCACTACCCGCAAGAGTATCTCCTTTGGAAAACCAACCACGAGAAAAAGCACACCAAAATCGTTGATACGAACAACTACTTTAAAAAGTTGTTTGAGATTGATGAACTCGGTAATGAGAACTTTCTTGGATACAAGGTTTTCAACAGAACAGACTTGATGGGTGCTTACGAACACGAGTGGTTTTGGAAAATCAACGACGAAACGGGTAAGAGAAAAAAACAAAAGTTCATTCTGGAATGGATTGAGGACGCTGGTATCCAACGCAAGGATAGGACGGATATTATTCCGCCACCGATGTATTGTCCGCCAAATGTTCTCAATCTTTGGAAACCAAGCGAGTTTGAGGGTAGAATGAGGGAGGAAACTGATGAACGCTACAACAAGACCGCTGTTGATGCTTGGATTAAGCACATTGGGATAATCTGCGACCACGATGCTCTCGCAGAGGAGTATGTTCTCAACTGGTTCGCTCATCTGCTACAAAAACCCGCACAGAAACCAGAAACATGTATCGTTATTACAGGGCGTCAAGGGACAGGTAAAACGATAATGCTTGACCCCATCAAGAAGATAATGGGAGGCGGGTATTTTGAGAGTTCCAATCCTGAACGAGATGTGTGGGGCAACTTTAACCCGATGATGGCGAGTTCCCTTTTGGTGGTTTTGAGCGAGGTGGATAAGCGTAATGCTTTTGGAGCTGACGGTAAAATCAAGGCGTTGAAAACCGACAAGGAGATTACTATTCGCAACCTTCACCAAGCCCCGTATGTTATCCGTTCGCATCACAGATTTATCATTCCAACCAACCACCCCGACCCAGTATTCTTGGAGGAGGGACAGCGTAGAGATATGATTATCAAGATGAGCGAGGAGATGAAAGGCAACGAGGCTTATTTCAACACATTCGGGGCTTACTGGGAGGTGGAAGACAACCTGATTTCCTTGTATTCCTACCTGATGAAAAGGGACATCAGCGAGTGGCGATTTAGAAAAATCCCCAAGACAGACTACCAACAGGATTTGGAGGGGTTCAGCAGACCCTTCTTGGATATATTCTTTGAGTGGTGGGTCGCCCAACAAGTCATTCAAAAAGCAGAGGTTGATGACGATGGCTGTATGACCCGATTTGGTGGGGATTTGTATACTGCCTTTCGCACTTGGCGTGATGAAAACGGAGGCAAGTATGAATTAAATGGGGCTGGAGATTTGATGAAAAAGATTTATACTCACCTACATCTACCAAAGGGGTGTATTGCGAAAGGGCAGCGAACCTCCCAAGGCACACGGACTCTATTCCATCTTGGAAACCTGAAAAAACACTACAAAATTGGAGAGTGCTTTGTCCCGTTGTTGAATGCCGCTGGGAGTGGGAGTGATTACGACAGCGGGGGGGAGGTTGATGTGGAAATCGGTGGCGTGGCGGTGGCGGAACTGGAGGCGGAACTGGAGAATGATGATTTGGAGGACTGTTTGTATAACGAAACAACCCATCAAGCGATTTCGGTCGGCGGGAAAACACTGTTGCTTTCAAGGCGTTAGGTGGCTGTGGTAAGCCATTACGAATGGTGTATATTGTTGTAAGTCATTACGACTGGTGGTTTAGTGCTGGGTGCTGGGTTCTCGCCTGACCCAGCACTTGACCCAGCATTTTAAAATTAAAAAAAATATATTTATTTGACTGCTTAACCAGTCTTGTTTTTCTTTTAATGTTTCTAATAATATATATAATGCTGGGTAGTGCTGGGTATGCTGGGTCAAACACAAGTTTCTATATATAAAAAAGCCAAAGCCAATTCTATATTTATAAAGTTTTAGACACCCAGCACCCAGCATCCCAGCACAAGACCCAGCATTCCACCCAACGCCCCACAAATAAAAAATAAATATACCCTCCACCCTTCGGTATGGCTTATATAAGTTGTATTAAAACAGGTCGTAAAAAATATTACAAAAATAAATAGACCTCGCTCACAATCTTATATAAGTATATACAATCGCTATATTTATATAATTAATCCTCTTCTTCGGGGTCGTTCAAGATGTAAGCATCTTTGTCTGCTATAACGCTCATCGGGAAACCCTTGTTGATACAGACCCATCTGCTCGGCAATTTCTTTATTCGTTTGATTTGGTCTTTATCCAATCCAAAATAATTATCCAGCAAGTATTTAATGCTACGCCCTCCAAGCCCCGAAGGGAAGATGACGACAGATTTACATTCGTTCAAGATACGCTTTGTATTGTGTCCGTCGGTCGCCAAAT